CATTGATAAGTACACGGAACTTGTACAGTTTGATGTAGCTACATATGTTGATAATGACATCAAAGGCCTCCCCCCTGCTGCTCAGCGATCGGGTCGCCCACTCAAGACCCTAAAGTCCCGACTTGGAGCAAAGAATGGGCGTGTTCGTGGTAATCTTATGGGTAAGCGTGTAGATTTCTCTGCTCGTTCTGTCATCACTCCGGATGCTAACATTGACCTAGATGAACTTGGTGTGCCAGAGGAAATTGCTATGAATTTGACGTTCCCCGAAATGGTTACGAGCTTTAACCGCGATCGTCTAATGACGTATGTTCGCAATGGTTCGTCAGTATATCCTGGTGCAAAATCTGTATACTTTGCAGATGAAAAGCGAACTGTTCACCTGAAGTACATGAATACGTCTCTTCTTGATCTGAAGAACGGAGACACCGTAAGCCGTCATCTAATTGATGGCGATGTTGTCCTCTTTAACCGACAGCCTTCACTTCACAAGGCTTCTATGGAGTGTCACCGCATTCGTGTTCTACCGTATTCTACATTCCGCCTGAACGTTTCCGCTACACGTCCTTACAATGCTGACTTCGATGGAGATGAGATGAACATGCACGTTCCGCAGTCAATCTCTGCTGCTATGGAACTCAAGTATCTGGCATCTGTTCTTCGTCAGATCATCAGCCCTCGTACGAATTCTCCCATCATTCAGATCTTTCAGGATACTCTTACAGGCTCGTATCGTATTACTCAGCCAAATGTTCGAGTTCCGGAATACGTTGCCATGAATTTGCTTGCACGCATGCGTCGACCGATTGCGTCATATGTACGCAAGAATAGCCCTCTAACAGGTCACGAAATTATGACCAATGCGTTTCCTCTCATGAACTTTGATGGCAAAATCAAGGTCGAGAACGGTACGCTTGTAAAGGGTGTTCTTGGTAAGGATGCATTTGGAAAAGCGTCTGAGGGTATCATTCACGTGCTGTATAATGATTTCAGTCCGCAGCGGGCTGGAGAGTTCATTAATGATATCCAAAGTATTGTAACAAAATACAACTTGTATTCTGGATTTTCTGTTGGTGCTGCTGATTTGATTGCAAATGCAGAAACCTACGAATTCGTAAACAAGACACTTGCGGATGGCAAACAGAAGGTTGCCGATATTATGTCAAGTGTTCATGCGGGTACATTTGTAAATATCACGGGTCGCTCAAATGGTGCTGAACTTGAAAACAGAATCATGAACGCTCTAAAAGAAATTAACTCAAAGATTGAGGAGAAAGTTGAAAATAGTCTACCAGGTGATAACCGAATGGTTGAAATGGTAAAATCAAAGGCAAAGGGTTCCAATTTGAATATTACTCAGATGATGGCTCTACTTGGTCAACAGATGGTTGCTGGTCAGCGTATCAAATATACTCTACAGGATCGTACACTTCCTCACTTTGCTCGTTATGATCACGGTATTGAGTCACGTGGATTTGTAGAAAATAGCTTCATCTCTGGTCTACGTCCCGCTGAGTTCTTCTTTCACGCCATGGGTGGACGTGAGGGTCTCATTGATACTGCAGTAAAGACTTCAGATTCAGGTTATATTCAGCGTAAGCTAGTGAAGATGATGGAAGATCTTCACGTAGAATATGACGGAACAGTTCGTAATATCAACGGTTCTATCTATCAGTTTGTGTACGGTGGTGATGGAGTAGATAGTACTGCCATTGAGAACCAGCCTATTGAACTTGGAGTGGCTAGCATGGAACAACTCTATAAAGAATTTGCAGCTTCAGTTGACGATTTCAAAGCAGTGATGAGTGCTGATCCTGGTACAGAAATTGATGATCTGATGGATCAGATTATTGCTGATCGTGACGTACTTGTTCGTGATGTGTTCCGATATGTTAAGAAGACTGAAGTATATGCACCGGTTCATCTAAAGCGTCTTCTTTCAAAGTATGCAAACACGTATGCTGTAAAAACTGACCTCACTCCTGCATATGTTGTAGCTGAACTTAACAAGCTAGTTGAGGAACCTATGATTAAACCGAACTACCTATTCCACATTCTACTACGCTACTATCTTGCACCGAAGAAGTCTATCATTGTCATGCGTCTAACACAGTCTATGTTTGACGAGGCTCTCAAAGACATTCGGTTCAAATACATGAAGGGGAAAGTTCATGCAGGTGAAATGGTTGGAACGTTGGCTGCTCAGTCAATTGGAGAGCCAACTACTCAGCTTACACTAAACACATTCCACTCAGCTGGAACTGCAAAGGCTAATGCCACGCAAGGTGTTCCTCGAATTGTTGAACTTCTTTCTGTGTCACACAATCCTAAAAATCCTTCTAATGTTATCTATCTTCGTCCTGATATTGCGATGTCAGAGAATGCTCTCTTCAATAAGACTAAGGAAATTCAGAAGACAACGCTACGTGATATTACGCGATCTGTTCGCATCTATTATGATCCGGATCCATCCTCAAAGAATTCTTCAGTTGAAGAAGATCGCCAGTTTCTAGAAACATACCAGAAATTCTCAGTTACAAATCAATCATCATGCAATTCTCCTTGGATCATTCGACTTGAAATTGACCGTATACAGATGGCTGCACGAGGTGTTATGGACATGAACATGATTGCAACAAAAATCAATAATAACAAAGTTCTACGTGTATTCGAATGTGTATATACGGATACCAACTCACCAGATAAACTAGCTATGCGCATTGCATTCCTACCTGATACTGTAAAGAATTCTCTATCTCTCCGTTTTATCGAAGAGAAACTTCTTGATACGGTTCTAACTGGTGTAGCTAATATTGGTCGTGTCTACCGCCGTGATAACAATAAGGAACTTATTTATGATGAGAAAGTTGGAGGATACGTTCCTATGAAGCAGATTGTTCTAGATGTGGATGGTACCAATCTTCTCGATCTTGCTACGATTGATGGTGTAGATTCACTCCGTTCATTCTCGAATGATCTTCACGAAATTCTTGATATCTTTGGAATTGAAGCTGCTCGTTTGGCGCTCTACAAAGAGTTCATGGAAGTCTTTACGGCTGAATACGTAAACTACCATCACATGATCACACTCATTGATGTAATGACGTATCCTGGCTATCTAGTAACGGTTGATCGCTTTGGTATGAAGAAAAGCAATAATGGTGTGCTTGCTAAGTCTTCATTCGAAGAGACATCTCAAATTCTGTTTGATGCTGCTATCTCTGCTGATTTTGATAAGATGAAGGGTGTGTCTGCAAACATTATGTTCGGTCAGAAACCCCCTTGTGGTACTGGATTTGTAGATATCCTTGTAGATGAAACCAAGCTACCTGAAGGAGCCGAAGAAGATATGTCAGTCTTTGATTCAGATTTGAAGGCTGCTAATATTGCGGTATCGCAAGATGAAGATACTGGACAGTGTAAGATGGAAGATGTTCTTATGGCGTGGTAAGTTACTTCGATGCAATTATAAATATTAAGTAAAGCATATCAAACATAAGCCGGAATAAAGGTCTAAACCAAATAATAGCAAGTAACATATTTCCATCACCATATCTATCATAAAGAAACAGCGATACAGCCCACGCAATACCTAATCCTGTAAGCCATGCTCCTGTAATTTCGGAAGATAACCAATAATTATTATGGTCGAGCTTGTTAGATGTCATATACACAATAACACCGGTTCCAATTATACAAAAAATAATAACCCCAAGAAATGTCTTAGACACCATTTTTGTTTTAATAGAACGAGATTAATCTAGTATACCATGGAACAACCCAAATATGATAGCGTAGTAAGCGCCGTCGTATCTGCGTTTCAAAAGAGAGCTGAAATTGGACAGAAAAAATATGGAACTACTCTAGATCGTAATGACCTAACTTTTTTGCAATGGATTCAGCATGCACAGGAAGAATTGATGGATGCTATTTTGTATCTTGAAAAACTCAAACAGGTAACAAAATAGGTTACTAATTGCTGTAGGCTAACCCGGCCATGCCACTCATGATACGGAGGATATTGTAGTTCACGGCGTATACACGAACATCAAACGTGCGATCCTGAGTCTCATCCATCGTTAGTTCACCGCTGATGTTCATGACAATTGTGGCCGTATCAATGCGGGAGAAGTTGCACGTACCGGACGGCTGGTGCTCCTCCGGCTTGAGAGCAAATGAATACATAAAGATACCACCCTGGTGAACAGGTAGAGCCGTTGTTGACTGAATTGTCGCACCTAGGCCACTGTGGTGCTGGTAAATCTGAGGCTGGTTAAAGTAATCACCATAACGCTTGTCCATGCGATCCTGTCCATTGATCTGGATCCACTGGCTGTAAACCGCCTCCTTATCATACGTAAAAGGCTGGAGACGAGTCGCAGATGCACGGTAGCCCTGAGCGAGCTTGCAGTTGCGGTACTCAGACGGCTGTACAACCCATACAAGTTCCTTAACAGGGTGGTTGAACGTTAGATCAACACGGTTATTGTAAGAAGCAATACCCTTATCTTCGTTGTACTGTGTCTGCTCGATTAGATACTCGTGGCTCTCCTGCGCCATACGACGACGCTCCTCCGTGTCTAGGTAGATATAATCGACATAGATAGCAGCCTGAACGGGCTGCTTTAGTGAAGCAACGGCAGAAGGAGTAGTATCGCCAGAAATAAATACTGCATCATTCCACTGGAGATCAATCTTTACCTCGTGGTACTGAAGAGCAATAAGAGGAAGGGCAGCACCAGGATTGCGAGTGTAAAAGAAAGGTAGAGGAATGTAGAGTGTATTCGGAAGAGTAGGCTTTCCTGATCCTGTATTGCACTGAGTAGGATCAGTGAATGTACTAACACTGTTTGTCGTTGTTAGGAATGATGTATTGGGACCACCGCCTACCATGTTCCAGAGCTTCTTGGATGTCACGAAATCAGACGTTAGAGAGTCCCAAAGGTACATCCACTCGCCATATAGACGATCGATCTGCTGACCACCGATATTGAGTTCAACATACTTGATTAAGTTGTAACCAAGACGACCCTGATCATTGTTAAATACACCGGTAGGCATTACAACTTCGAGGTATGTCGTGTAAAGTAGATCAGCGTGACGGCCAAGCACAGCAGAATGCTTCGTACCCCAAGCGGCCTGTCCAGTAAAATTTACACGAAACGGCTCCATGGCGAAGTTCGTGTGGCGCTTAAAGAGACCCTTCCAGAACGTAATTTGCGGATTGCCACTGAGGTATGCATCTTGGGCGCCACAGGCGACGAGCTGTAATAGACCACCACCCATTTGTCTTTATATGTTAAGCATACTGAATTTTTTAATGGTGGCGACGACGGCGCGTACGACGACGCTTGCCACCCTCTTCACCGCCTTCCTCACCACCTTCGCCACCGCCATGCTTCTTATACGTCTTCTTCGCCTCCACGATGACCTTCTTAAGGCCATCACCCTTCTTGTAGGTACCCTTTGACTTCATCTGCTTCATCGTCTTCTTGACATGCGTGAGCCACTTGTTTGCCATTTTTGTATTGTAGAGTAGAGTTTTTATACAACCACGTTGTAGATCGGACTTATTTTTTGCATAGGCTGAAAAGATACCGCAGGGTCAGGCTGAACAGGAGTCTTATATTTTTTCGGAGCGAGCTCGCGTAATGCTTCGGGTTTGAGAACTAGACTATTTTCCTGAAATTCACCAATGTATAATTCCATCATACTATCAACCGAACCATAATTCATCATGATCCACTGGCAACCATACGTAAATAAAATTTGAGGATTGTAGTTTGTTAAATCCGCACCGATGTCCGGAACAACCATTGTGATCGAGTTACGGTTATGCTTAATAAGCTCTTCGTGATCATATGTTTGGGCAGCTTCCATATATGTTAAACGCCGAAGGTGAGATGTTGACCATGAAATATTTACTAATTCTTCCATTAGTGTTCCTTTCATGTTACCACCACTTACAATAATAAGCTTGCGTTGTAAATTGCAAATGGGTTCTACAACTAAGTTCTTACGCTGATAGCTGTAGCTACTATCTAGCATATACGCACGACACGTTGTTTTCAATATTTCGGCACACGCATTGATAGTTGTTGTCTTATTTGTGTGGAATACTAAACTTAGCATAAACGGGTCAGAAGAAACAGGACAGCTGACACTGTTAAATGCATTATTTACAATCGAAACACAACACGCTTGGAATGGAACTGTATTGTACGCATAATCTGTTCCTAGCTTTTGGTTCTTTAGACCAACAACCGGTTTGCCATTTCCATCGTCATAAATATCTAGTTCAACAAGACGAGGACCAGCTTTGATAACAAGAGGCAAAATTGAATCGGATACGTAATCATATACCTTAGCTCCAGGGTATAACGAATATGAAGAAGATGCAACATAGTAATCACACAATCTCATATTAATAGGCGTTGTAGGGCAACCAATAGGAGCCAGCTTTGTTACCTTCTCATAAGCACTAAACGTAGATTTTGCTGTAAGTTTAGCTTGAGTATCCGAAGGTGTAACTGCATGATATACAGTTGTTGATATAGCCCATACAATCACAGCGCCAACAATAAAGGCAATTGCATAGACCCATGTAGACCCTGCAGGGACTTGTGAGATTAACTTTTCAACATATGACTGCTCCATTATTTACTTCCAACACGAAATAACATTCCACGTAACCCTCTTACAACATCATCAGGGATGCGTTCACTCATTGGAATATTCAGCAAACAACAGTAATGAAAGTACAGACAATACATTCCACATTCTGAGTCTTGGTATTGATGACGAATTTTATTATAACTCATTACCATGGGTTTCGAATGTACCTTTGTTGCATCCCACTGTTCTTTCCATCGTTTCATCAGAACCTGGATCTGCTTTTCGGGTTTCTCTGCATATGAATCGAAAAATGTAATTTTAGGGAATTCTAGTTCAGGACGAATATCACAAAATAATGCGATCCAATGCTGTCCAGGTCCAGTACTTACATCGGTATTGAAAATAATACCGATTTGTGTCTTACCTTGCTTATAAAGACTGCTAATATCCATAGAGCACAGCGAACTAACTAAGCATTGACCTGTTTTGCTTCGCTTATCAAAATCTATCGGAAATGCCCCAACAAATGAATAATTGGAAAATAATTTCATATACTGTTTTTCCAAGTCTTCAATTTCATCTGATGATAACCATTGTTCTGGATTTGTAACCCATGAGTCCGGAGCTTTCGGCTTTGATAACATTGAAGTTATAATGCATTCAGCAGTTCCGGTATTGCAATGAGAATGAAACCGCTTCTTTAATTCACTCCATACTTTTGCAATATCACCCTTTGGAATCGGTTGTTCCGAAGAATGCTCTTTGTTGTAAACAGTTCTCAAGTTTTCAATTTCATTCTCACTGAATGACATCCTTATCTTCAAAACGGATTATGTTCTTGGCAATTAAATGATAATAAAAATGCAGGATCAGGTCAATACTCTTCGCCAGCTAACTCGTGACTATCGTACGTATGATAATGAACTACGTCAACTAAATACTCGTATTTATGAACTTCGTGATGTTCGCAAGGGTGTAGAGCTTCTAATGATTGACATTCTAAAGCAGGATGCATTCAAGGAGTACAACAAGCTAAAGATTGAAGACGATGGATCGATAATCAAGATTCAGCGCCCTCAAACTTGGAACAAACCTTGGAGTATTTCACAGAAAGAACTAAAGACTCTTCTAGATTCATACTTTGATTCAACTCAAAACTCAAACTCTACAGACTGTTTCAATTACATTCTTACGAGTAAGAAAGCAACACTCCTTGCAGATGAATTTGCAATTACTCGAACGGTTGCAGAGTAAAAACGTTTCATATAATAATGGCATTTCCGGCAATATTAGACAATTTTGCTGATTTTTTGCGTCAGCAATCAGATAAAGCTGATCTTTTTATTGTTGAAATGAGTACACAGACTGCAGATAATATAATTGCAGCTCTTAACAAATTCAAAGAGGCAGATAGCCCCAAGCACAAGATAATGGCCGACAATTTTAGAAAGATAGTATCTAAAGTAGAAGCATCTGGAACACTTGAACCCAAAACAGAAGGTGGTCGTAAAAAACGGACAACGCGACGCAGAAAGCATAGAGGTACTAAATAATGATGTTGTATAACCCGTATAATACAAGCAATAGACTATTTTCAAAAAAAGACATTCAGTTAATTCTGTCTACACATAGAACAGAATTTACTGTTAAAAATACTAGCTTGTTTCAGACAGCTATGGTCCATTCATCTTATGTGAAAAAACAAAAATATACAACTCCTACAGGTGAAGAAACTGATCTTGCAGAATGTCCTAAAAATTGTTTGAGACTATTTGATGAGTCATATGAACGTCTTGAGCACTTAGGAGATACAATTTTGGGTGCAGCTGTATCTACTTATCTATTCAGACGGTATCCTGCTGAGAATGAAGGATTTCTTACAGACTTGAAGAAGGAAATTGTTTGTAATGAAAAACTTGGCGAGTTAAGTCAAAAATTGGGTCTTGATAAATTTTACATCATATCAAGACACAATGAAGAAAACTGTGGTGGTCGAGTAAATACGAAAAAGTTGTCTGATATTTTGGAAGCATTTATTGGAGCACTTTGGATTGATTCAAAGAATAACTTTGAAATTGTATCGTCATTTGTAGTTGCATTAATTGAAATGTATGTTGATATTCCAGAAATTTTAAGAAACAATCGAAACTTCAAAGAACAATTGCAGAAAATGTATCAGTCTAAATTTCATCATACACCTACATATGCAATTGTTTCATCTTCTACAAATTCCTATACAATGGCTGCTCTAGATAAAGAAGGAAATCATATTGGAGTTGGAACAGCACCTACTAAAAAGCAAGCTGAACAGTTAGCAGCAAAAGATGCTCTACGCATTATTTAGAACAACAGTGTTCTTAACACGAGGAATATGTCTCACAAGTAGTTCGCGCTGAGTTCCGCCAACAGACATATCGTCTCCTTCGGGAATACCTTCGATTGCACGAAGCGCTTCAGCCACCCGTTGCGGCTGATCAGCAAACTGTAGAAGAAGCTGTGTACGAATTTGAGATCTTTTTAGAGCAGGACGAGATGTGCGAACTGAACGTGAAATGTTACCTACTCCAGTTCCTTCGAGCGCAAAGTTATCTACTTCGTTTGCTTTCATAAACTCCAAAATAGCGCCTGAATTTTCTACTTTTTTCTTGTGGATCTCTTTAATTTGTTGACGTAGTTTACGTTCTTCATCATCTAGTGAGATCCAATTTTTAATCGTCTGGCGAACTTCGTCCATTTGTATATTTACATTGTTTGTATGAAAATTCATGCGTTTAAAATATGGATGAATCATCTACAACAGTATCGTGGAATTCACAACTTGAGTTAATTCTTTCTCAGGAAGGTGAAAGAGCGTTATGTTACTCATGGCTTCATAATAATTCTCAAAAACGATACACACGAATGGATACATACATTACACTTCCTACTATTTTATTATCAACTCTTTCTGGATCCGCATCAATTGGATCATCTTCAATATTTCCAGGACTAGCAAGTACAGCTAGTCTTGCGATTGGAACTTTATCCTTATCAGTTGGTGTACTAAATACAGTATCGAGCTATTTTGGTTGGGGAAAAAGATCGGAAGCTCATAAATCAGCTGCAATGACATATTCAAAAATACATCGTTTCATTATGATCGAGTTATCACTTCCAAGATCTGAACGAATGGCGGCAAAGGACATGTTAAAAGTTATTCGTGACCAATTAGATCGTTTAATGGAAACAAGTCCGCAAATACCTGATCCAATTATAGACTTATTTCGTCAAAAATTTTATACATCAACGCCGAATATTACAAAGCCCGAAATTACAAATGGTTTGGATCCAATTCATGTATATCATGAAGAAATGAGTCCTCGTTTTCAGATGAAATCAGTTCCTATTAAAATTTCCACTGACGATCACACTCAAGACAAGTTACAAACGTTGTCATCGGTTCATCTGCCGAACGAGTCTGCATCTGATAGTAGTCGCACTTAGTCTTCTTCTTGCAACCAGAACACCACATCATGATGGATGCACTTTCACTCTTCGAATACAAATTCTTTTCACTCTCAATAACTTTATTAACAACATCTTTCCAACGAGAAGGACATAGTTCAACTGATGATAGTTGTACCAAGCTACGCGGAGTTATTTCACCTTTCTTAAGTTTTTCTAGCCAATTCTCATTATTTTTAACATAGCTACTTGATCCGGACAGATTCTCATAGAGAGAAACTGCTCGGTTTCTGTACATGTTCCAGAATATGCGGTTTCCCCAATCAATTTCAATTCCTTCTTTAATCGAATCGTCACTCACGGCATGTAGAATTGAATCTTCAAGCTCTTTTACAATATCTTCGTTTCCAATAAGTTCCTGAAAGTTTTTAATAATAACATCACGAATAGCGCATTCGATGAATACATTTTTTGATTTTAGTTGAATCACACGAATAGGATATACTTGCTTTGTATTAATATCTTCTTCTACATTTTGAACAATTTCTTCCGGTTCATCTACATCATCATCTTCATCATTATCTGCTTCGTCATTATCCTCTTCATCATTCTCACTAAAATTCCATTCTTCATAAAGAATTGCATAATCATCTGATCGCAGATTCGTGTATTCTGACGCAGTTGGTTTGTATTTCTCTTCTTCGTCTTCCGACATAAGAATTACGATGTGTCCAGTGTATGATTCTTCATTAAATGGACTGGGCAGAAGATGTTGATTCATACTATCATCTTCGTTTGCAATAGACGCAAATACATTAAGTTGCGCATTTTCTTTTAGTGGATGCGCAAGATTACCTTGGAATTGATAATTAGGATTCTTATACTTTTTACGAATCCATTCTAGAACATCGGTAGTTTTCGGTGGAATTTGTACTTCGCCAACAAGTCCTTCTTGCGAAATAGAAACCGCGTACACCATTTTATACGTTGTATATTTGTCATTCGATACTTCCGTTTTTCTTCTGTAAAAACGGATTATGTTAGTTTCAATATTAAAAATATCAATAAAATGTCCGAGTTCAATAAAATTAAGTGGGTCCCTGAGTGGAAGCGTCATGAACAGGAAAAGCAGGCTAAGAAGCAACAGTTGGAACTAGAAGCACAGAAAGGTCTCGAGAAGACAGATGATAATTTCCCGGCTCTAGTGGCTGTACCTACTAGCATAAAGGTATGGGGTGGTGACAAAAAGTTCAGCGATCTTGCAAGAGAATGGGACAGAGATTCTCAGGAGAAGTCTGAAAAGGAAAAGCACATGGCCGAATTTGAGAAAACCCGAGGAGGAACAAGTCAATTCGTGATGCCTACATTTAATAACAAACGTTATTACGTGGAGAAACCTGAGTTCATTGAGCCAGAGGAAGATAAACATGTGCCAATTCCGGATGATAGTGTTTGGAAGGTCGTTGATCATAGCAAGGTTAGAAATCGTAAAGAGAAGGATATGGAAGAGCTTGCAAATCGCCCTCCAACGCCTGAAGAGGACGGAACAGTTTGGCCTGTAAAAGGTGCAAACGAAACGTGCTGGGATGAACGTAATTAAGAAGTTATACCTTTTTTACCAAAGAAAGGTGAGCTAACCACATCACCAAGTGCTTTACCTTCTGCTGCGGCAAGTGAAGAGCCGGGGCTAAATAATGCAACTACGGTGTTATATAAAGATAGTAAAGCATTGTATAATGCTTTAAAAATACCAGTTACATACACACCAACTGTTGCACCAAACCATTCTGCATAAATAGCAGGAGTAACTAGAAAGTCTGCATTTCTCGTCTGAAACGCAGCGTATGCTCCAAGAACAACTGCACCAATTAAAAGAATTACATCTAATACCTGCATTGCTTCATTTTTAGTGTACATATCTGTTATGAACTTTGTGATTCCTGAAGTAGATGTAGCCTTTGCCTTTTCTCCTTTTACATCGGGAGCAGATACAGGTTTTACATCTTGTTTCTTACCAAGTCTCTTGCATCGCATGTACGCTTTGTTATCATGCGGCATTGGGCCACCGGGTAATGATGCGATGTCATTGAAAAATACCTCACGGTCACCTAGTGGTTGAACAGGTCGTGATCCGGGAGAATTTGTTTTTACTAAATTAGCAAAATCATTGGGATCGATGTTAATCATGGCTTTAAAGACAACCCACTTTGCCTGTTCGCATCCAGGAAAGACCATAGATCCATCATATACATAGTAAGAACCGGCGGGTGGGACCATCATATTAAGTCCCCAATTTTCACCTAAGTTTACAGTTGTATACGGTTTTGTTGTGTCAGCAAACGTAACAAATGAATTGAAAAAATGCGACGATGGAGTTTGTGCAGAATTAGCCCGAACGAGAGAACTTACACAAAGAAACTTACCGGTCGGATTTGTAAAAATTGCGATCACTTCAGCATCAGCCTGTATATTTTCAATTGTATGATGGCTAGGATGATTCACAACAAGTTTGGTACACGTGTAACCCTCTCCGTTAAACTTGCACGAACCGAGACCGGCCTCATTATCTAAAATCAAACCTTCATCGCTAACAACAACATTTGCCTGAGGAACCATTACATCGTCCATCACAAGCTCACACATTAAATCACATGGTTTTGCACTTGATTGTGACAAGTTGATAGGACTTTGGTTTGGAATTGAGCATGATGCTGGCCACGTAGACGAAGAGCTGTATACACTCATTTGTAGTCTAGCAGTATTTTGTATCTGAGAAATAAGTAATATGGACTGGAGATACTTTGTCCTTCCAGCTGTTGCTGTTGTAATCATAGCAGGTGTTTACTACGCAGGAGTAGCTACATCTGGTAACATTTCAAGCGCATCAACAGCAGTAACAGCAGTTGAGGTTGCAGTTGGCATTATTGGATTTATTGTTGTTGCAGGTGGTCTAATTTATGCGAGCAAAAGCCTATTTTCAGACAATTCATTTCAGTATGCGAGCATCTTCGCAATGTATCTTCCGGTTACATATGTTCTAGTAGGAATTATATCCGACATAGTATCTCAGGAATACAAAGCATCTGCCTCAAGTGTTACGGCCATTGGAGCAGTTGTATTGAATAAATTGATTAGCATGCTCATTGTTTGGCTTGGCGGTACAACGAATAAAATACAAGAAGAAATATCACATGCGGGTGACATAAGCACACTTTACACACGTGTATACCAAGGATGTACTGTTCCAGGTTTTGAAGGGTTGGAAAGTATCGTAGCTCCTCAGTCGCTCGTCATCATAGTCAGTTTGTTTATGTTCTTTGCTCTTGAAATCGGTGTAGTTCATCCCGGACAGTCACTAAGTGGTATAGCGTGGATTGCAATTACAGCTTTTGTTATCCAACTTGCTTTCATTCATACAAATGGATGCTTAACAGGAGAGTATTATTGGACTGGGTCTCTACTCACAGCAATTGTTGCATCTCTTCTGATTGGAGGTGTAGCAGGAGGATTAGGATGGACCGCAAATCATTTTATATTCCCATCTGCTCCTGGTTCCGCTGCTACCGGAGGACATGGTGGCGGGTTAAGGTCAAGTGGTCCGGTCGTAGGACCGTCTGATTCTGTTCTACCGCAAGTAGGAGGCCCTACAAGTGGTAGTTCAGATGATAATCAGTTCGTTTGTGAAGCATACAAAAATGGTGAACTAATTACATCAACTATTGCGGAGTAGAATTATTCTTAATATATGTCTTTGCATTTTGCATTACCTTAAAGTATGGTGTGATCGACTGGCGATCAGTACACTTCTCAGAATAAATATCTTTACCAACATCGTTTTTTACTACAACAACGAGGCAAGGAATTGGACCAACACCGTAGCGCTGGATTAGATCAGTCTTTGTATTGCGGACATCAACTGACACCCACTCTACATCTTCAAACTCTTCCTTCATTTCAAGCATGCTTGGCTTTAGTCGCATACACGGACCGCAATCTGCGGCCCAGTAGTGATATGCTGCAGCTTTCATTCTTCCTTAGTTATTGTAGTATTGCCTGCGATTAAATGATTCGCAGAAACCAGACGGTACTGGTTGTTTCTGTGAAGTTTCTGTTTCACGACTTCAAATCCGTTTTTCTTAACAGTCTTCGACAGAGTAGTCATGAGTGCCGAACTCAGAGCCGTTTGATCAAGTTTATCCAAATTTAGCTTACACCATTCGATAATGAGTCGCTCTGAAACCGGAGGACCCATTAGTTGAAGAGGACAGCCTGGAATAGGACTCTCTTTGTTGCTTTGTACAACCTTTACTTCCTCTTCAGGATGAAGAACGTGAACTGCCATCTTATCGACAACTTCATTGTGTTTACTAAACTCATCCGTTCCACCCGTATGCGCTGCTACATGAATAATCATATACGATTTGAACTTCGCAAGCATTCGTGAAGTATCTTCGATTATATCACGATTTTTTACAACTCCACCTGCTGCAGTCTTCCAGTCGTTTTTAATCCAACCCTGTATCCACTTTGTCAAACAGTCTTTCGAATACATTGAATCGGTATAAATTTTCAAATCGATCTCCTCTGGAGCAAACTTAGAAAGTACGATTTTTGTAGCCTCAGAAATAGCAAGAAGTTCTCCTCGATTATTTGTTTGTGCTTCGTCTTCAGGTACACGCTTTGCTACAGATAGTTCCTTATTTTCTGGGAACCAACATGCGTAGGAAGCACGTGCTCCTTTCTTACCATTTCCTTCACATGCTCCGTCTGTAAATACACGAATAGATGTCATATTTGTTTTATGTTTGGTGTATGAAAGTATGTTGGAATCCGTTTTATAATACAACGACTTTGAATTGCAGGTTGTATTACTGTCGGGTCTTCAACATGAAACCAAACTCGTGACCTAAATGATTTTTGTTCCAATGAACGTCGAATCATTTGTTGACATGCGTATGTCAAAAATTCAGAATGCCATATCAGCAGAATGCGAAATCGAGTCGATTGTCGTTTAGGAATTTGACTGATCCACGTGTCAAACCACGATGAAAATGTGTCCACAGAATTCATTTCTGTTGCATCAATTTCATAAAATTCACATGTAGATTCGTGTTTCTTTTTATAGTCTGCCCATACTGATTGGGTTTCAATGTCATTCAGTGGTTCAAAAAATAAATAATGAGGTGGCGGAAAAAGCAGCTCCATTACTATTGTACTTTCTTAATCCGTAGATGATGATACAATCTTCTTTACCGGAACATCGGAGGATACAATGTACAGACTATTTTCCGTCATTACGATGAAACAGTTCTCGCAACGAAAAACAGTCTGGATTGTTGATGTATACTCATCATCCGACTTAACTAGGTACTTTGCATTATCCTCCTTTACACCAATACAGCACTTCTTCTCAACACTATCACGATAATAGTCAAAATAAAGAGGTTTATCCTCTGTCATTGAAAGTTGAGCCGCGCGTAGCAGTACGGTGGGGGCAGGTAGATCGGAAGACATTTGTTCTATACTCCGTTTCGTCTTCATCTTATTGAACGCATTTGAGTGTGTCTTCCATCTTGAACCGCGATCGCATGTTCAAGCTCTTCAGTTCCTCCTTCGGAGTTCCAAGAAAGACAAGTATACCATCGCGTAGAATTGCACGTAGAGCCGTCGAAGTCTTTGGAATCAATTTTGCTGTTTCAGACAGAAACTCAACAAATTGTGTTACATTTTCCTCAACTTGCGGAGTCTTGGGAGTTCGAACAATATCGTCCAAATCTTTCAGAACAAGCAGGATTGACTTTTCAACAGTTGACTCTGCGATCAAATTTTGATTGTAAAGATGAATAATAAACTTAGCATACCCTCGTCGTTTATCTTTTTGCATTGACCACTCAATTACCTTTTTATCAAATGTAGGATCATCTGATGAAGGAAATGTAAATGTTTCGGTCATATTATACAGCTTTGGAAACAGCTCGATCTGACTGCTTAGGTCATCGAGAATGTCTGGAAAGACAATAGATATACGCTTGGCAAAATCTGACATGACAAATGCATACGCGTTTTGCGTAATAGCCTTATCGAATAGAAGCATAGTCACACGAAGACGAAACTGATCATCTCTCTTTTGAATATAAACAATTGCATCATTTGAAAGCTTTTCCATATTTGAAGCTGTAATTTTGTTCAAAATACTGAAGATCTCGGAATATTCTGGATCTTCACGTTCCTTTACACGTCGTGCAACATCTACAAGAGCAACCTCTCTCCAATTTGCAGAAAGAGCGGGCTTATTTCTAAATCCATTATGCTTTGCGTGCACGGGTCGAATCGGTTTATAAATTACCGGAACAATCCGTAGCTTTGCGATATTACCCTGTACCATTTGGGGCAAAGGAAGCTTCGCACCAAATCGGACAGAGTACACATTTTCTACAGTAAGTGGCATTGTGTTTTTATTACTTTGGTAATATGAAAAACGAATCCATTTTTAACGATAAAAACACATAGTATAAAATGGAGAAAACTTCATTCGATTATACGTGGGTCCTGTGGTATCATGATCCCGATAACAAGGACTATTCAATCAGAAGTTATGTAAAAATTGCAGATGTAAATACGCCGCAGCAATTCTGGTCGGTTGTAGATTCAATCTCTAAAGAAGCATGGGAATCCGGTATGTTCTTCTTTATGCGATATGGTTTTGAACCTATCTGGGATGTTCCTGAGAACGAAGCAGGAGGTGCATGGTCAAAAAAGATTGAAGTTTCAGACATCCATGCTGCATTTATAGACATGATGGTTCACTGTGTTACAAACGAACTTCTTGTGAATCGTAAAGAAACTCTAGTTGGCATCACTGTATCGCCAAAGGGTCCATTCTCAATTTTGAAAATTTGGAACACAACTACAACTGTGTCTACTAACGAATATTTGAACCATGGGATGAAGTATGTAAAGATCGGAGATGATGTTACGTACACAGCCCACAAAGCTCGTCCTAAGTAGATACAATGCAGATAATTGTGGATATTAATCGAGAAATAATAATTGAAAAAATAGCAATATTTTTGAACAATATAATAACATTTTTATATCAATGGTTAACTACAGATGGTGAAGTTTTAGGCTATATTTTGGGAACGATTCACGTTATTTTGAGTATATTTATTCTTGTTTGTGTTTTTGTTTGTCATACAGTTTATCCAGTTTTTTGGTTTCAATGTGTAGTATTTATTTGGTTATTTTTAATTTGGATACAACACGTAGTTTTAAAAGTTTGTGTAGTTATAGTAGCAGAAAAGGGGTTAACAAAGAATCATTCCCCGTACTATGAAATTATGGGTGAGTTTTTAAATAAAATTTTTAATATCCAGTTGAGTGATTTTGTTACTTACTTATTAGTTGCAGAGACAGTTGCAGTCGCATGTTTTGGACTTGAAATTGTTTCTGTATTTTCGGCACATATTCAAAAAATATATTTATTTAAGTAGTTGAACAAGGCATGAGGCATAGCTTGATATCACCTAGGTTAGCAACTACATATCGAATCATCAAAAACCAATCATTCTTCATGTGAATTTCTAGATTATTGCAAAGATTGGTGCACTTGGTGAAAAGAACAAGATGAGGAAGTGAAAAATTGCCAGTCACAATTTCATCTCCCGCTTTCTTCTGAATACTGAACTCGTTTTCTCCATCACCCATAACAGTTGTTCGAGATGCAAAATGTCCCTTACAACCAAAAGTCAAAGAAGCTCCTACATTCTTGATTTCAACCGTCTTTGCTCCAAGAAGAGTCATATCACGACACATCTTCTGAAAGTCTAGAGACGGCATGGTGATATGGGTAGAAAACTCGGTATCAGGTAGCTGGATATCCGGCTCATCGCGATCAAGTAGGTTCAGCTTGTAACGCGTTACTTGCTTACGGTCCCCATCCTCTAGCAGAATGCCTAGAGTATTCGGATCGGCCTTATCAATGTAGAACGTGATTGTGTCATCGTTGGTCGCTGTACGAACAATACGATATAGGTGATCAGTATTCACACCAATCAAAAACTTAGGGGAATCATGGTTGTACGCATACTTTTCGAATTTATCCGCATAGAGACGAAGGTGAACAAGAACTGTACGAGTGTTATCCATGGCAATCATGCGAATACCATCCTTATCAAAATGAAGACTCATTTCGACTAGGATGCACTTGAGAGCCTCTTTGAGAGTTCGAACAGCTCCGGTTTGGACCGTCTTGGCCTCGACGATATACTCCGGCATTTTTTATTCTAAGCCCAGTTCGTCTAAAGGGGTATCACTCCGCAAAATGGAAAAAGGGCCTCGCCTTTCATTCCCCCGGTGTTGGCCTCCGGGTAGCACCTGACCTTACTGGTTAGGCTTTTGCGTCTGTCTGACTTACTGGCACGAGCGCCAGCACGGTCCGCACAGCGAAAGCGACGGGTCACCGGTCGAGGTGAACGTTGCGCCGCAGCTGCAGGTGTTCTGCGTCATCCACGACCGAAAGCGGTAGAAGAAGTTCGACATTTTTGAGCGTGTTCTTGGCTTGTGTTGTTGCTTAGAAGATGCTCGATTACTATCTACTTGTTTGATTTTTATAGATCCGTTTTGCGTTCACGAGTTTACAACGAAAACATACAGACAAACAAATGAGCGAGACTGAATTTGCAAAAAATCACCTTCGAGAGCACATGAGTGGACTTCTTGTTCCGCCTATCTCTCAGGGATTTTGGAGTATCTACGAGTCTTCTAAGAAGCTTTGCGAGAGCAACGGTCAGATGGACCAAGTTCTTCGCACATTTCAAAATATGCTCACTCGCATTCCCGAATGGTCAGACGCCACCCTATCCACAGAAGTCGAGCGAATTGTAAAAATATCTAAATGTACCTATCTAGATGACCTTCTTATGGGAGTGTTCATTTCTTACATGAAGTCGTTTGCATCTCTTCACTATCGCGGTTCGTCGTCTCAAATCAAAATTGAATTTGAGCGTCCTAACTTTACCAAGTTTGTTCATGAAATGTACAAGCACTCGGCTCGTAAAATTTGGCAAGTAGCCTACCTATTTAAGACTGTTGGTGTAACAGCCGAACAGCAGGCGCGTAATCGTCAGGACGTAGAGAAACTCATTACGGATTGCATGGAACAGGTTATCCGTACGTTCCTTCCTTGGGAGCAAATTGCAAAGAATTACTTTGTAGATACGCCTGCTGAGATACCGTCTCAGCCCCCTGCGGCGTCGAAGTCGGTTATGTTTGAGGACGTACAGGACGAAGATGAGTCATCGGATGAAGAGGAGGAAGAGGAAGATCGTCCTAAGATGAAGCTATCTGACGAAGTACAGTCGATTGATATAGAAGAACTCGATAAACCCGTTGAGGAGTCTAAAGTTGTGACAGTTCAGCCCGAAGTCGATCCTCTGAAAGAAATAGAATCAAAAATCGGTGAATCGCTCGTTCTAAATATGTAAGTTTTCACTGTAAACGAACACAAATGATGATTGTTATAACTTCGGTCGCGGTTGCCCTTGTTGTGTTTATACTTTATGCTCTTGAACGCAGATCAAAGGACAAACCTAT